TCAGGTGTCCTTGACACTTGCGCTGTTGTAACAGCACAGTATAACTAACACAATAAAGGGGGGTATCACTACCTCCCTTTTTTTTATTTATAATTCTTAACTATGACTACCACAACCGTTGATATCGATACCGAACTATCCGCAGTCAATGCGATTCTTGGTAGTATTGGTCAGTCTCCTATATCAGGCTTAGACTTTGCAAACCCAGAGATATCATTTATATATAATCTGCTCAAAGAAACTAATCAAGATGTACAAAATGAAGGCTGGACATTTAATTTAGAATACCACATAAAAGAAACTGTTGGAGCTGATAATAAGATCATCATTGAATCTGATGTTATCCGAATAGATAATGAAGATGCATGGGATAGAACCCGTGACTTTGTTAGAAAAAAAGATGCTGATGGTATCTGGAAACTATATGATAGGGTGAATCATACAAATGAATTTCCAGATGATGATTACTTCTATGTAAATAAAGTTAGACTATTATTATTTGAAAATATACCCTCACCTTTCCAAAGATATATAATATATAAAGCATCAGGTAGAGCTGCTGTACAGTTAGTATCTAACCAGCAACTACAACAGATGTTACAATTATTTGAACTACAAGCTAGAGCAGCATGTATGGAATATGAATGTAATCAAGGTGACCATAACTTTATGGGATGGCCTGATGAATCTGCATATCAATCTTATAAACCTTATCAAGCACTAAGACGCTAATGGCCAGTGTAACACAAAAAATTTCTAACTTTGTTTTAGGAATATCAACCTTACCTGACGAAAGGAAACAACCCGGACAAGTTGTAGACCTAGTTAATGGTATACCTGATGTTGTTAATCAATTACAGAAACGTCCGGGAAGCCAGTTAGTAAAAGAAATAACAACCACAAGTAATCCTTATGGGGATAGTAAAACATACGCTGTTAGTACAGCAGCCCATTCAAAATGGTTCAGTATTTATACAGCACATGATGAACAATATATCGGACAATGCGCAGCAGATGGTACAGTTAATGTATGGAGATGTAGTGATGGTGCTTCAATACCCGTGGATTATTCACTTGTTCCCGGAACTCTTAAAGCTACTTACTTAGATAATACTGCATTAACAGATGAGAAGTCTTCTGATATACAGGTACTAACTATTAACGAGACTACCTTCTTTGTTAATAGAAGAAAAGAGACTGCTATGTTAACAGGTGCGGGTGACAAGTCTCCAGCTCAGTTAAATGAAGCTTTCATAACTCTTGATACTATATCTTATGGTAAACAGTATGCATTAGATATATTTGACCCAGATGATAATACTACCTATACACATACTAGAGCTACATCTATAGCAGCTGATGATGGTACAAGTTACAGTGGATCATCTAATGGTGACTGTCTAGGTATGGGTAGAGAGACTGTCGATATAAGTACAGGTACAGATAAATTTGGAACCTCACCACCTAACATGAGTGCTGATGGTAAGAGTAGATTAAGGTATGAGATGGATGTTAGATGTACACCTCAACCTACAGCACCTGTAGATGATAGTTACACATATCATGATACATATCAACCATTTGCTAAATTACAGTTTGGTGGAGAAGGTTGGGCAGTAGATGATACTCACCAATATACATCAGAGAAAGGTGTCACAACAACCATTAAAGTAAAAGCTATACAAACTATTACATCTAGAGCTAATATAGCTGCAGTTAGGCCAGATGCTACATCTTCTACAAGTGAAGAGCATGTATCTTCAGCAGCTATATTAGGTGACTTAAAAGCAACATTAGATGCAATCAGTGGTACTGGTATTACTACAACTATATGTGGTAACGGTTTACATTTATATAGAGCTACTCCTTTTGGCGTGACTACACCTGAAAGAAGTTTAATGTCTATTGCTACAACTGAGGTAAATAATATAGCAGACCTACCACGTGTATGCAGACATGGATACATTGTCCGTGTGGTAAACAGTGGTGAGGATATGGATGATTACTATCTACGTTTCCAAGCTGAAGGTATTAGTGCAAACATTTCTATAAACTCTACATATTCTAGAACTGGTACTACAGTTAGTGTAGCATCTACAGCTCATGGATTAAGTAATGGAGATACAGTCTTTATCGATTTCACTAGTGGAGGTGCAGGAGATGGACATTATACCGTATCAAACGTATCAACTGATGCTTTCGATTTAGCAAGTAACTCTTCATCTGGTACAATCAATGCAGGTGCTTTCTGTACATATACCCCAGCTCGCTTCGGAGAGGGCGTGTGGGAAGAGGTAGCAGCACCGGGGATAGATGTTAAGTTAGATAAAGATACAATGCCCTTAGAGCTTGTTAGGGTTCCTCCTAGTCAAGTAGATACTATAGCTACATCAGCAGTTAATACAAGTACTGAAGTAATAACTATAAATGCGCATGGATATAACACAGGTCAATCATTAAAATATAGTAATGGAGGCGGTACTACTTTAGCAGGTCTAACTAATGATACAACATATTATGCTATTATAGTAGATGATAATTCGATCAAATTGGCCACAAATGATAGTAATGCTACAGCTGGTACAGCTATTAACTTAACTGGTACTGGAAACAATGCTCAGACATTAACAGATATTTATTCTATTAATGGTGGTACAGCAAGAAATTATACTAACGGATGTTTTAAATTTGATTATCCTGATTGGGGTGAACGTGATGTAGGTGATGATATCACTAACTCTAAACCTACCTTCATAGGCAATACTATTCAAAAGATGTTGTTCTTTAGGAATAGAATAGCTTTACTCAGTAATGAAAATGTCATTCTATCTAGGGTGAACGATTACTATAGCTTCTGGGTTAAGACAGCTATGGCTATATCTAACGCTGACCCTATTGACTTACAATCTAGTTCTAAATTTCCAACTAAATTATTTGATGCAGTAGAATCTGCAGGTGGTTTAGTTATCTTTAGTGCTAGTGAACAATTCTTATTAAGTTCAGGTGCAGAAGCTTTGCTTACTCCTGAGACAGCTAAGATTGGATTTTTAGCATCATATGGTTTTAATAAAGATACAGTACCAGTTTCATTAGGTACAACTATAGGCTTCTTAAACAGTACTGCTAGGCAAACACGTTTCTATGAAATGGCTAATGTAGCAACTAAAGAAGAACCAGATATACAAGAACAAAGTAAAATTGTAGGAGAATTATTTCCACAAAATATTACAAGTGTATGTGAATCAAACGAAAATGATGTACTTTTATTTGGTGTAGACAGTACATTACATGCTGCTACAAATGAAATATGGGGTTATAAGTACTTTGAGTCTGGTGGCAAAAGAGCCCAGTCAGCATGGTTCAGATGGACAATGCCTAATAAGGTTATATATCATACCATATTGGATGATGTATACTATGCCGTATTGAGTACAGGAAGTAACAATAAATTTACCTTTGAAAAATTTGACATAAAATTAACTTCAGACACACCTATGATAGGTTCTACTCCTGATGAAAATAGGGTACATTTAGATACTAAGAAAACTATTGCATCAGGTGATTTAACTTATGTTGGTGCAACTGATGTCACTACATTTACATTAGGTTCAGGTTATTATAGTTCTGAAAATTTAACAGTTTATTGTACAACAGATAGTGATGCTGCAGGTAAGAGTTATGATGTGCCAGCTGCTAAGATAACTGGTACTGCCCCTAACCAAACAGTAACACTACCCGGTAACTGGAAGACCTCTCTTAAAGATGGAAGTGCAGTTAATACTGATTTAATTGTAGGATATGAGTATGAATTTGAAGTTGAATTACCTAAGATTTATATCGTCCAACAAAGTGGTCAATCAATAACATCTGAAACTAGAGGTTCTTTAATCATTCATAGAATGAACTTTGACTTTGGCGATGTAGGTGTGATAGATGTTACACTTAAGAGAAGAGGAAGAGATGATTATACATATACAGTTGAATCTTTAGAATGGGATAATGTACTAGCAAGTACAGCTACTATTGCTAAAGGATATTTACATACAATACCAGTATATGATAGAAATGAAAATCTAACAGTACTATTAAAATCTAATCACCCATCTCCAGCTACCATTCATTCAATGAACTGGGAAGGAGATTATTCACCAAGATACTATCAACGTGTCTAATTACATTCACCCAATTACAATAGAGGCTGCTGTAGAAGTAGCTTCTAATCTTAGAACTGAGGATTATAATGAAGTGTTTGAAGGCCATGGCCATTTCCCACTTTTTCATATTCCTCTTTCTGCTTTCTATGGTGATACAGTTTGGTTTGAAGTGCCTAACGGCAAGACTGCCGGATTAGCAGGAGTGCATAAAGGTGGTCAAGTATGGATGTTATGTACTAATGCCATCCATGAGTATCCACTTACTTTTGCACGAGAAGCTAAACGCTTCATCGAAAGTAGAGACGAAGAACTTCTTTGGAATATAGTAGATAAACGGAACACCGCTCATCTAAAACTTCTAAAGTTTTTAGGATTCAAGTTCTTAAGGGAACTTAAACATGGTCCTAACCAATTAACCTTTATAGAATTTTGCCGTGTGCGATCCAGTATCAGCAGGGATGTTTGCCATTAATACCGTAGGGTCAATCGGAGAACATCAAACAAAAAAAGCTGGAGTTGCTGCTCGTAATAGACAGAGACTCAAGCAACATCAATATGAAAATCAGAATTACATTAATGAAGTAAAATTAGATAATGCTCAATATTTCAATGATGTAGCGGAATATGAAATAGAAAAAGAGCAAGTATTCAGTGCTATGGTGAATCAATGGCAGCAAGTAGATGAACAATTAGATCAAATGTTTGCCAATAGTTCATTCAAATTACAAGATGAAATCATTAAAATGTATGAGAATGAATATGCGGGAACTCAAACTGGTGCATCAGCTGCTAGATTAGCTGCTTCAAGTGCTAAGAAGAAAGGTTTTGCAATGGCTAAAGAAATGAATACATTGATTCTGGCTCAAGATGATGCTGCACTTAAGAAAGAAGGAGCACATATTGATGCTTCTACTAAACTAGATAAACTATACGACAAAGTACGATTCCCACCAGCTCATGGTCATACACCTGTACCACCAGAATTAGAAGCAATGCCTTCTTCAGCTGGTTTAATGTTAGATATAGCAGGTTCTGCATTACAAACATATGGCTTTAGTAAACTAACAAATCCAAAACCAACTGGTATGAAAAAATACAACGTACAGAATACAGGGTTTTCTGATTGGGAGTTAGGAACTGCTGTACCTGAGATCCCGACATTATCAGATGGAACAACAAATTGGTCTGAAGCATGGAGCACTTAAATGCCAACATATAGAGAAAACATTGAAAGGTTGAAGCGAAGAGACCGAAAGGTCATGAACTCCCTTAAACAAAATTCTAAAGATAGAATTGCTTTCCAAAGAGAGCAAGAGAAAGATACTCTTAATAATATTGGAAAAGCAACTGACTTACTTGTAGGCCAAAGGTTTGGTTCTCCAAATATAGCATCTGGTGAAGGTGGCTTAGTACCTTTTCTTTATTCCGAACGTATGAAGAAAAAAGAAAAAGAAGGTATTGAAGCTGAGAAAAAAGATAGAGCAAGAAAAGTTGCTGAAATGGCAAAGCGTTTTAATGACGCTGAAGATATTGATATAGCTCATCATAAAATAAAATATGATATGCTGGTTAATGGTGCATATTATGAAGACGCTGATAGATTTGCTAAACTATCCCCCCATGCTCAAGTTGCTTATGCTAGACGGAAGCTTGGGCTTTATAAACAATCCTTACCAGATAAGTTAAATCATTTAATGGCTAAAGGAGTTAATACATTTCAAATTGAAGGATTTGAGGAACCAGTATCTTTTAAAGATGCCCATGGTAGACATGAATTATCACCTCTTGTTAAAGAAGCTTTATTAGATCAAGCTGTTAGTGAATTAAGAGAACAGAATGGTATAAATGGTTTTAGTAAAGAAATGCTAGAACTAGAAAAGATAAATGATTATGTAAATCCAGAAACAAATCAAATAGAATTTGGTGCAGAATCAAAAGCAAAAAATTCTATGATGGGTAAGTATCGTAAGAATTATAATATAATAAGTTCTAGAAATTCTAGGTTACAATATTTAGATGAATTCATTACTTCTGAAAATCCCAACCTAAATGGTTTATTAACTAAAATATCTGGTACTCATGATGATAATGATGATCCATTAGGTATGCTTGGTGCGTGGGATGAAGTAGAGAATTTATTAGTATCAGCTTTACATAACGGAACTATTACGCCAAGACAACTAAAGAACATTTGGAAAACACAGAAGAGTTCAAATCCTATTCATAAAGATAAGTTTTTTTCTCAGACACATAATGATAGATTAGAGAGTATATTAACCACATATAACAATCAAGAAGAGACATTTATTACTTCTGAAAAGAAGCGCTTAACGAGACTTGGAGCTGAGTATGAAATTGAGATTAAAGATGCCCAGCAACCCGGTGGTTATATTGATACCTATCTTAAAGGGCAAAATAGAGAGTATTTAAACAAGGGGGAAATAGAGGCTATAGAAGCTAAATGGAGGCAATTAACTGGCAGTGGATCTGAAGTTCCAACTCCTGATTGGATAACAGACATATATACAAAAGGACAAGCAGATCAACAGGCAATAATAAATAGAGCTGAAAAAATATTAGCAGGGAAGCATGAATCTGGTCGTGGCTATCTAACCGGATATGACACTAAAGATGCATGGCCATCAACGATGGCTAAAATCAGAAATCTTCCCGGTTTTGCTCAGAGTAATTCTGCAGCTATCATGAGTGGTCATCAGTTTGCAAAAAGTGGAAGTCATGGAGTTGGTTATGAGCAGCTTATAAAAGATTCTCTTGGAGACGCTTTCGATGTGTCTGGCATGTCCGTAACACCATATGAGCTGGATGAGATTAATCAGAGAGTAACGGCTGATTTCTTATCGGCTTATCAACATTATCTGAATACGGATAAGTATTCACCTAAAGCAGCTTATGATTTAGCTAGAGATGAGATGCAATATAAACTTGGATTGAAACCAAATGAATCTGGTGCCACAGCTGATCGGGATACAGTAAAGAAATATCTCAAACCAAGACCTTTTATAGGTAGAGATAAAGCATCAGTATTACAGAAAGATTATAAACTGCAAATCGATCAAGGTAAAGAGTTTATCGATTCAATTATTCAATCAAAAAAGCAAGGGCAACTCATTACAGGTACTGAAGCTCTTATTCCGGGATTAGATATAGAGTCAAAAGAATGGTTAGATTTAAAATTATATGTTGAATCGAATGGTTTAAAAGGTGGTATTGCTCAAATCTATTATGATCTAGCTAGATTATATCCAAAATTTAGTGTAGAAGATTTAGTAAATTGGCAGCTATCATCTGGTGATCCAGACTTAAGTTTACCCGGTTATAGTTCCTTTAATGAAGCTTTAAAAGCGCAAGATTTATCTGAGTTTCATAGAAGAATTGGATATAAACCAACTCCAAAATCGGTTATACAAGGTAAAATTGAAGCAGTCGATTTTATGTCTCAAATTGATAGTGATAATGTTTCAGATAATGAACCATTTGATTGGGAACAAAATGCTATTGAGATATTAGGACCACCTCCAGTCGAACCTGTACCAGAAGATTTTGGAGATGGTAGCGAAAATAGAATAGCGTATATAAAAGCTGTAACTGACTATAATAAAGCAAAAGTAGAATATGATAAGAATAAACAACAATTAATACCTCCTACAATATCCCAAAATACACGACCTGAACTGATTACACGTGAAGTTACCTCAGATCAAGCTACAAATCTTGGGCAAGCTGTTTTTGGATTACCACTAGGCAAAGTTACAGAAGTTTATATTGGTGGGCAGTGGGTACAAATTAGTAAAAAGGATTTTAAAAAATTAAAGGAACTTCATAAAACGAAGAATTTCAATCCTAATGAATATAATATAAAATTCAATGATGATAATAAGGGATTCACTTTAAATAAAAATGGATCATACTTACAATCATTTTGGAATATACCCGGTTCTCCAGTTTTATCACCTAATTTACAAGGGCTAGCTCTTGAATTATATACCGTTTAATATATGGAACGCGAAGAAATGTTTGATGACCCTACGGGGTATAATCTAACTGCTTCGGATCTCAATCAAGAATCTTATTGGGAACAACGAAGGCAAAATCTTTTACAAGAACAAGCAGCAGGTACTATTAAACCTGAAAATTTAGATGAAGAAGGTGGTATTAAAGGAGAGACTGAAGGTTTAAATCGGCACATTCAAAACGCTGAAGAACAACAAGCTCTTACACCTAATATAATACACTCTTCTCAACAGATAGATGCTAAAAAACAGCCTTACGAGACTGGTAAACAGCATAAAGATATAAGAAATCACCCACATTATGAACCTTTAAAAGGTCATATACCTTGGGAAGAAGGAGAAAATAATCCTAAGCATCCTAATTATCAAGCAATATATGGTGACACACCGAATTTCCATTTGGGCCAAATGCTAGCTGGGAGCTTCCCATTTCTTATTGGCCCGGGTATGGGTAAAGCAGATGATAAGGCAGAGCTTTATTGGAATAGAAAGCATATGTTTACTTCAGGATCTGGTACAGCAGATTTTGGAACAAATGTAATGGAAGCTGGACATACTATATCAAAGTCGGCTTATAATATAGTTAATGATGTTTTAAAATTACCAGAAATATATATTGGTAGACCATTATCTGGGAAAAGTCCATGGGATTCAAGATATGGTGCAGATACAAAATGGGATCCTTTAGGTTCTATTGGTTTAAAAGAACCATGGACTGGTACACGTATGGGAGATGTCACTTCAGTTATAGGTGAATTCGCTATACCTGTAGGATTTGTAGCAAAAGGCTTAAAAGGTTTAGCAGTTGCTCCAAAAGCTTTAAAGTATACACCTCAACTTGCTAAAACTGCTGGATGGGTTAATTCTCAAGGAGTCATACAACAAGCTATGATTCATGAAGCTATTTGGATGACGGCTTCACGACATAGATTTAATGATGAAAATGTAGCAAATCTACTTGAAGAACATACTTTTCTAGGAGATTGGCCAATTGCAAAAGAAGCCATTAGTCTTATAGCTATAAATGAATATGACCATCCATTTGTAAAGCAATTTAAAAATACATTAGAAGCGGCTGGAATGTCAGGTGCTGTGATGAAGATATTTGCTATACTTGGGGATAGTTATAAAGGATTACCAGTTGTACAACAAAGAGCTGCTATCAAAGATATGAACCAAGCTCTTAAGGCAATTGAGAATACTGAACTAGGTAGAATCTTAAATAATGTTGCAGATCAACATGATGAATTAGGAAGAGCTCAACTTCTTCAAGAAGCAAATACTATACAAGTACCAAACGTAAATAAAGGTACCAGATTTAGAGCAGCCAAGAATGGTCCTGCATCTGAATTTAGTCAAGGTAATCTTTTATCAACAAATAGTGCAGCTAAAATTTTAAGACAAATTGATGCTCTTGATAATATAGGGGCTGGTTCTGTTGATCCTGTTATTACAGGTAGACAATCTGAACTGTTTACTAAATCACCAGAATTTATTGAAGATTTCTTAAAGACGAAAGCTACTGAATTATTAGGTGATCCGTATGTACAAGGGTTACTTAATGATATAGATTTACAAGGCTTGAAATTTCAAGATGTTTTTGAACCTGCATTTCGTAGATTCCAAGAAACTATTGGTGGTAATACATCTAACTTAACTCCAGAAGAGTTTTGGGAACCAATTATAAAAGGATTAAAAGAAGGTGGTGATGAGAATTTATTAGAAAATATTGTTACTGCTGATCTAATTAATCAATCTTTATTTAAAGAAATACGAGACTTAAGTAATGTAGGACGTGAACTACATAAGATATCTGATATATTTGCTACCGATGCTATAACTAAACCTATAGCAGAGAAGTTAGCATTTGGCCTGACTAATGTAAAAAGGTCTAGATATTTGATTTCAGATGAATACAGAAGACTCCCTCAAGCTCAACGTAAAGCTGCTTTAGCTGCACGTACAGCTGACCTACATGATGAGACTATAGATGGTGTACGGTTAATGATGCAATTCTTAAGAAATAGTGAGTCTGATGAATTAGCACAAGGTATACTAGAAGTATTCTCTATGTCTAGTAAAATCAAGAATTTCAAAGACTTTGATAATTGGATGCGTCAAAAGTTAAGAGGAGGAGAATTTGCAGATGTAACTAGACAAGGTATCCTGACTAAGGAGTTAGGTGCAGTCATGGTTAATAGTATTTTAAGTAGCCCTAAAACACCACTTAGAGCTATTATGGGTACTGCAGCTAATGCATATCTCAATGAAGTATCAACATTATTAGGTTCTACACTTAGACTACCTTTTACTGGTGATATAGCTGCTTTAAGATCAGCTGCTTCTTCAACTCATGCTATGTTTGATTTAATCCCAGACGCATTGAAAGTATTTAGAGCTAATTTAGATGCAAACTTTACAGGTGAACTAGCAACAATCAAAACTAGATATACTAAGTATTCACGATCTGATGCAAATTTCACATTATTAGGTGAGTGGGTTGAACGTAATGGAACTAATGGAGATAAAGCTGCTTTTTATATAGCTAATGCTGCTAGAGAAGCAAATAGTAATAAATTATTTACATGGTCTTCTCGTGTAATGGGTGCTACAGATGATACCTTTAGATGGTTATTATCAAAAGCAAGATCAAGGAAAAAAGCTATTGAACAAGTAATGGCTGAATCAGGGGATCATATAGAAATTAACCCTAAGATGCTTGAGAAAATAGAAGATATTGAATTTAAAAGATTACATAATGAAGATGGTGTACTTGATATTACTAAGGATGCTTTCTTAGATAAGAACTTTAAAGAAGTAACTTTAACTACAGAACTCAAAGGCTTTACAAAAGGTCTGGATGAATTGATGAATAGATATCCATTAACTAAACCTTTCTTCTTATTTGCTAGAACAGGTATAAATGGATTAAGAATGTCAGTTAAAAACATACCACTTGTAGGGGCTATAGTTGATGAATCAAGAGCTATATTAGGTGCAACCCCTGATGCTATTAAACAGGGAGGTTTGTTAAAATATGGTATTGAATCTATATCTGATCTACAGGCTGCTAAAAGTTTAATTTTAGGTAGGCAAGCTATGGGTACACTAGTGACATATGGCTTAGTACATAAATACATGTCAGGCCAAATGACTGGTAATGGTCCAGCTCATGCTTCTCAAAGACAGATGTGGATAGATTCAGGTTGGTCGCCACGTAGTATTAAGATTGGAGATGCTTGGATATCATACGATTCATTTGAACCATTCAACTTAGTTATGGCTAATATTGCAGATATTGGTGATAACTTAGAATTGATGGGACCACAATTTGCTGAAGAAAGATTTCAACTTGTAGTAGCTGCTCTTGGTAAAAGTGTAACAAGTAAAACTTATTTACAAGGTGTCAATCAATTATTTGATGTATTAGGTGGTGAAGGTGGTGGTTTTAAAATGAATAAAATTGCTGCTAATTTAGCTAATAATCAATTACCTTTAGCTGCATTAAGAAATGATATAGGTAAACTTTTAAATCCAGCTATGAGAGAATTAGGCTCAAATTTTTGGGATCATGTAAATAATCGTAATCCTGTATTAAAAGGTGCGTTACCAATTAAATATGATATGTTAAATGGTAAACCTATACAGAGTTATAATTTCTTTACAAGAGCTTTTAACGCAGTAAGTCCTATACAAATTAATTTAGATAAAGGAGCAGGTCGTTCTTTCTTATTCCAAAGTGGCTATGATATGAGATTGTTTGCTTATACAGCACCCGATGGTACTAGATTACATGAACATCCTGAAATAAGATCTTTATTACAAAGTCGAATAGGTAGTTACAATTTAGAAGCTGAATTAAATAAATTAGCAGCCTCTACTTCTATCCAAGCTTCTTTACAAAAAATGAAGCAAGATAAATTATCAGGTAATTTTTCATTAGATCCAATGAAAGCTTATGAACATAATATAGTTTTACGCAGATTATTTAATCGTATACTTGACCAAGCTTGGGCTGATTTACGAAACCATCCAGAAGTTATAAAACTAAAAGAAGAGGCACGATTCCAAAGAGCAGCTAATAGAAGAAGTTTGAGTGACACTCATAACTTACTAAATATCCCTAAGTAAACTAAATGGCACATACAAAAGTAACAAAAACACACTCCCAAAATACGGGAGTTGCGAATACATTTAGCTACTCTGGGAGTTTTGATGTATTCAAAGGTACAGAAGTAGTAGTAACGTTAGACGCAGTTAATCTAACATTTACTTCTTCTACCATAAATGAATCCGCCTCCCCACGTGAATATACCGTAGACACAGCAGCAAAGACCATACATATTGGTGGTGCTGATTTATCTAGTGGTACGATAGTAATAAGACCTGAAACAGATATGGGTGCTCCTACACCAAGAGCAACATATACACCGGGTGCATCTATTACATCTGAAGATCTTAATAATAATCAGACTCAGCTTCTACGGAAAGCTATGGAGTATGATGAAACTAAGATGTCTACAACTGGTGATACCATGACGGGTCACATGACCATGGGTGAAGACACGACAATTATATTTGAAGGAGCAACAGACGATGGATATGAGACAACTCTTACGGTTACTGATCCTACTGCTGATCGTACAATTACTCTTCCTAACGTAACAGGAACAGTAGTAACAACAGGTGATACAGGAACAATTACAGCTACTATGTTAGCTGCTGATTCTGTAGATTCTTCTGAATTAGTTAATGCCTCAGTTGATTTGGCTCATATGTCAGCTAACTCAGTTGATTCATCTAAAATAGTAGATGGATCTATTGTTAATGCTGATATAGCTGCTGGAGCAGCAATTGAATTTACTAAATTTGAAGACTTAGATAGTGCTAAGATTCTTGTAGGTAATGGATCTAATAAGGCCACAGAAGTTTCAGTTTCTGGTGATATAACTATAGCTAATACAGGTGCTGTTACTATAGCAAATGATGCTGTGGAACAAGCAATGATAGCTGATGATGCAGTAGGAGCAGATCAACTAGCTTCTGACGCTGTTGTCTCTGCTAGTATTGCAGACGGAAGTATTGTTAATGCTGACGTTAATGCTAGTGCAGCTATTGCACACACTAAACTTGCAGCAGTACCTGATGGTCAAATTATTGTAGGTAGTGGTTCTACTGTTCCTACAGCTGTGGCTATATCAGGTGATGTAACTTTAGCTAATTCTGGAGCAGTAACGATTGCATCTAATGCAGTTGAGATTGGTATGATAGGTTGCGAACAGACTACCATATCTGATAGTGACTCACATATTCCAACCTCTGGAGCTGTTGTAGATTATGTTGCAGCCCAGTTAGTACCATTCGGTGGTTTTGAAGCAATTGCTGATGAAGATAATTTCCCTACAACTATACCAGCAGCTGGTGTTGTAATTAGTATTAAAGATGCTACAGGTGTAACTGTAGACGGAAGTGGTAGTTCTAATACAGCAAGAACAGCTGGAAATGGATCTGATAATGTAACAATTAACGGTTTCCCATCTAGTATGAATAGTGCAGCTGTACCTGCTAGTACTGGTTTATTAGTAACTTCAACAGGATCAAGTCATACATATAATTTCCATAGATTACTACCTACTACAGATGACGTCAGAACATTATCTGATGATGTAAATGATTTCTTTGCTAGATATCGTATAGCAAGTTCAGCACCGGGATCTAATAATGATGCTGGTGACTTATACTTCAATACTTCAACCGATAAAATGAACGTCTATGACGGTTCAGCATGGGGAGAAGTAACATCAACAGGTGACTTTAAGATACTTGTATTAACAAATCAGAATACAACAAATGCTCCTACTTATAATGGTAGTATTGTTGCATATGATTTAAAAGAAGGTTCAACTAGTGGTAGTGCAGCAGCTGTAACTAATTCAGCACAGCTTATAATTAGTGTAAATGGTGTTATACAAAAACCAAATGCTGGAACTAATCCTTCTGGTTTAGATGGTTTTGTATTATCAGCATCAGATGAAATTACATTCTGTGCTGGACCTCCTAGTGGTGCTGATGTATTTATAATGCAATGCGGATCAGCTGTTACTATTCCTACACCGGGAGATAATACAGTTACATCTGCCAAGATTGTAGATGGAGCTATATTAAATGCTGATATTAATGCTTCTGCAGCTATTGCAGGTAGTAAGTTAGCAGATAATTCAATAGCAGAAGTTAAACTAGCTATACACGCAGCCCCTAGTGGAACTAATAAATTCCTTGGATATACCTCTAATGGTATGGAATGGGCAGTTCCTCCAGATACTAATACACAGCTAACACTAGTAGATGAAGATAATATGTCTTCTAATAGTGCTACTTCAGTTCCTAGTCAACAATCAGTAAAAGCTTATGCTGATACTATGTTGCCTTTAGCTGGTGGTACAATTACTGGTCCTTTAGTTATTAATGATAGTGTTGCAGTAGAAATATTAGCATCAACTTCTTCATCAAATGCTATTACTTTAGATTTTGGAGCTGCTTGTCATCATTCTATAGCTTTAGATGAGAATACAACATTTGGTGATCCAAATAATGAAGTAGCTGGACAATCAGGTTCTATCATAATTACACAGGATGGTACTGGTTCGAGAACTGCTGCATGGAACTCAGCTTTCAAATGGGCTGGAGGAACAGCTCCTACCTTATCTACAGCTGCCTCTGCAGTTGATAGAATAGATTATTTGGTAATTGCCGCTGGTAATATACATGCGGTAGCTAGTTTGGATATAAAATGATATGCCTTTTGATACAATACGATTGGGTTCCAGCGCGGCTGGAGCCTATGAAATAAAACGAGCAATAAGGTTTAACGAATCTGATTCCACAGAATTCTCTAGAACTCCCGGTAGTACAGGGACAGAAGAAACCTTTACGTTTTCTGCTTGGATTAAAAAAACTGATTACAAAGGTAATACTGCACCAATTTTTAATGCAGGTGCTGATGCTAGTAATTACTTTAAAATTACTATTGGAAGTGATGATAAATTATATGTCTTAGAGACCAATGGTGGTGCTTATAGAGAATTTTTTGTTTCAACTAATGCAATCTTTATAGATGTATCAAGTTGGATGCATGTTCTTTTAAGAGCAGATTCAACATCAGGTACTGCAGATCATAGAATAAGAGTATATATTAATGGAGTAGAATTACCGGGAACTCGTACTTATACGATAGCTCAGAATTATACATACTTTGTTAATACAACATCACTTCATGCTATAGGTAGAGCTTCTCATAATGCAGGAGAATGGTTCAATGGTTATATGGCTGAAATCAATTTTATTGATGGTACATCCGTAGCTGCTAGTTCTTTTGGTGAAGAGAATGAAGATACAGGAGAATGGGTTCCTAAGAAATATGCTGGTAGTTATGGAACAAATGGATTCTATCTTAACTTCTCTGATAATAGTAACACTACAGCAGCTACATTAGGTAAAGATTCTTCAGGTAATGGGCATAACTTTACTCCTGCTAACTTCTCAGTAGCAGCAGGATTCGATAATGACTCAGTTCTAGATACTCCAACTAATAATTATTGTACTTTTAATTCCGCAGCTGTAGATACTGCTATATTAGTTAATGGTAATTTACAAACAGCTACTACTAATGGAAGTGGTAATCACCCGTGTTATTCAACATTTGCTGTTCAGTCTGGTAAATGGTATGCAGAATTTGAATCAATAGGTGGTGAATCGTGGAATGTATATATTGCACCTGCAGAGCATGATGCTGAATCAAGAGATCAAGATTCTGCAGTACATAATACTCAATCTGCTCAGTTACATAAAGGATACTCTTTGCTTCCAAGTAGTGGAAATGCATTTAATGGTCCGGGTAACGCTTGGAATAGCAGCTATGGGTCTCAATTAGGGACTGTCTTGATGATGGCAGTTGATTTAGATAATAATAAAATATATTGGGGACATGATGGTACATGGTATGACAGTGGTGATCCTGCTGCTGGCAGTAATCCTGCATTTGCAAGTATTGTTGTAAATGAACCTTTCACTTGGGGTGTTTCAACTACTAATGGGCATAATGTTAAAGCTAATTTTGGTGCTCAAGGTTTTCAACATACACCTCCAACTGGATTTAAAGCATTATGTTCACAGAATTTAGATGATACAACCATTTTAAAAGGTAGTGATTACTTTAATATAGTTGGTTATACAGGTAATGGCTCAAGTCAATCTATAACAGGAGTAGGGTTTCAACCTGATTTAACATGGGTTAAAAAACGTAATTCCACTTCTAATTGGTTTGTAACGGATGCTGTGTCCGGAGTAAATAAAGAACTAAATACAAATAATACAAATGCTCAAGCTACTAATACTGGTGGTATTACAGCATTTGGAGCAGATGGATTTAGTGTTGGTGGTGACGGTGGAGTAAATGGCAACACTGATACTTTTGCAGCTTGGAACTGGAAAGAATCAGCAACAGCTGGTTTTGATTTAGTTTCATTTACAGGTAACGAAACTGCTGGTAATACAGTTTCTCATTCATTAGGTGTTAAACCTGAACTGGTTATAATAAAAAACCTTGAAGATGGAAACCAAGAATGGTGTACATATGCTGAACCTATAGGTGCTGAATACGCCTTATTTTTACATATTGGTAATGAACAACAGGATAATTCTATTTGGTGGAATGATACAGAACCTACTTCAAGTGTAATTACGCTAGGTACTTCTTCCTGTTCAAATGGAAATGGTCAAGCACATATTGCTTATTTCTTTACAAGTGTAGCAGGTTACAGTAAAATTGGAAAATATGAAGGTACTGGAGATCAAAATGGACCATTTATATGGACAGATTTTACTCCTAGATTTGTCTTATCTAAAAAATATACTGAAGGATCACATTGGCATCTACATGATAGGTTCAGAAATCCGTATAACTATGTAAATGCACCTTTATATCCTAATGATACACCCGCAGATGAATATTATAATCTAGCTAATGCCGCTTCATTGGTGTGTGAATTCTATGCAAATGGATTCAAGATAAGATCAACTCATACTGAATTTAATGATGATGGTGAGTATTATATTTACTATGCAATAGGTATGGCTCCTTTTAAATATGCTAATGCACGATGACAAAATTTAAACTAGATGGAGTAATACTTAAACTTGACTTACCTTTCACGTCAAGAGGAGTTAAATATCCAGCAAATTGGCTAAGGCTAACTACACTGGATGAGAAAAAGGCAATAGGAATCACGGAGGAAGCTGATTAATGGCAAATTCATTAACAAAAATAAAAGCTGATGCCTTAACAGCTGATCTAATTGATGAAACAAAACTGGCAGATGATTCTATAGATTCAGAACATTACAATGATGGGTCTATAGATCATGCTCATCTAGCTAATGATGCGATAGATGGTGATAATATAGCAGATGACTCTATTAACTCTGAGCATTATGTAGATGGGTCTATAGATAATGCACACTTAGCAGATGATGCAGTAGGAGCTGATGAATTAGCAGCTAACGCTGTTGTTAATGCTTCTGTAGCATCTGGTGCAGCGATTGCAGGAACTAAGATTGCTCCTGATTTTGGATCACAAGCTGTAGCTACAACAGGTTCAATTACTGGAGGTACTTTAGTAGGTGCACACGGTAGAGCCCCAACTAATACTCAAGGTGGTACTTATACACTTGTATTAGGTGATGCAGGTAAAGTTGTAAAAGCAGCTGGAAATGTAACTCTTGATCAGAATGTATTTGCCGATGGCGATATAGTGTGGATTTATAATTCATCTGGCGGTGATATAACTCTTATACAAGGTACTAGTGTTACTTTAAGATTAGGTGGAGATGCAGGTACTGGGACTCGTACAATTGCTCAAAAAGGTATATGCACTTTACTTAATGTAGCTGCTAATGAAGCAGTTGCAGGAGGAGTAGGAGTATCTTAATATGTTAATGATGATGGCACCAAGTGCCGCTTCAACCTCTTACGACGTTAGTTTTCTAGTCATTGCCGGAGGCGGTGGTGCAGGTGGAGGAAGTGGTTCTGGAGGCGGTGCCGGAGGATATCGATCCTCTTGGAATAACGAAAACTCTGGTCAAGATCAATCTGCTGAAACTGCTGCTGTATTTGAAATTGGTACAGAATATACAGTTACCGTCGGTGGAGGCGGTAGCGGTGGAGGTGGTAGTGCTGATGGTTCTCAAGGTGGTACTTCTGAAATAACTGGTTCTGGTTTTACATCTATCACCTCTATAGGTGGTGGAGCTGGACAAGGATCTGGTCAAGGTGGTACTGGAGGATCTGGCGGAGGAGATGCTTGGAATGGATCTGGTGGTGGTGATGGAACTGCTAATCAGGGACAAGATGGAGGAGATGGTAGCAACGGTGGACAACATGGTTATCCCGGTGCGGGTGGCGGTGGAGCTAGAGTTGCTGGTGGAAATATATCTGCTTCATGTAGTAATGGTGGATGCCCCGGTTCAGGTGGATATGGCCAAACTTCTACAATTGACGGATCATCTACAGCAAGAGCTGGTGGTGGAGGCGGTGGATCTACTGGTAGCGGTAGCCCCGGTCTTGGCCGAGATGGTGGTGGAAACGGATCTACTGGACATGGCCCAAATTCTTCTACTGCTAATACTGGTGGAGGTGGCGGTGGTGGCGCAGGCTACCCAAGTGCTATGAATGGTGGAGGTGGTGCATCTGGTATTGTAATACTTAGAATGCCAACTGGAAAATATTCAGGTACTCAATCAGGAGGTTCAGTTACTACATCTGGTTCTGATACAATTATAACATATAATAGTTCAGGGAGTTATACAGCATAATGGCACACTTCGCAAAAGTAATAGATAATGTAGTTCAACAAGTAATTCGAGCTGAACAAGACTTTATCAACAAGCTTCCAGATAAAGATAAATGGATTCAAACTTCATATAATACCCATAATGGAAAACATTATGCGCCAAATTCAAATGATGAAGATAGTGGTACAGCTGTAAGAGGCAATTTCGCTGGAATTGGTATGCATTATAATTCTGAAAAGGATTATTTTTATCATAATAGACCATTTGATAAATATGGTGATGAATGTGTTTCATGGACTTTTAAAGAAGAAGACTTTACATGGCATGCTCCAACTGACCAACCTATTGTTGAAGGGAAGGGTTATACTTGGAAAGAATCAACTAGAAGTTGGGTTGAAATACCTATAACCTTACCTTTCTCAGACTGATGAATATACCTAGAGTAACCCTACCCAAGGCTCTAGATATCCCTCAATTGTACCTCAGACAGCCTACAGCGGACGTTCCGGCTTATAAACCTATGATCGTACCCCCAGCCGATTTGGAGCCCCCTGAAGAGGTAGAAGCGGAAGAGACTACAGAAGAACCCGCACAACCTACTCTAAAGATTCCGGTTATTGATATTAAAATGCCAATACCAGAAACTGCAGTAGTAGTTACGGCTGTAACAACAGCTGTCATAGCAGTAACAACCACCACTGTTACTCAATCTTTATTTGAACCCATCAAAAAGAAAGTTCAAAAGCAACTACAAGCTAAAGTTAATAAATGGAAGGAAAACCAGAAGAAAAAAAAGGACTCATCAAAAAGCTCAAAGACGGAATAGAAGATCAAGAACAACAGATTCAGATCCTCGGTACGTTTGTCAGATTGGGTGTTGTGGTGTGGTCCGGGTTTATAATAACTTTAAACTACGTAGAACTACCTATGGTTAAGAAATCCGGTAACTCAGATATCACGTTCGTGGCTTCGGTGTTTACTGGTGCATTAGCCACTTTTGGCTTGTCTACTGGTAATTCTAAAGACAAAGGTAAACCAATGAACTGTCCTATGGCAAAGAAAAAGGAAGAATGAAAAAATGGCTTTTACTCTTCCTACTGTTTTCACCCTCGGTAGCAAGAGCAGAGTTAGTGACCCCTCAGTTCACCCAAGGGTCAATGAACTCAACAACTACAACGACTCAGGAGATTGTCGAGGAAATTACAACGACAACTTACGGGTCAGCCTTGAACAAGTGGAGTGGGGAGAATATAACCCATACCTCCGCTACATCAGGCGGAATAGTGGATTCCGATTCGGTATTCACTCTCCACACAGCTGGCGATCCCTTTTCACTCGAAGTAGTGACAAGAGCAGCCAGTCAGGTACTGTCAGTAACAGAAATAGAAAGAGAAATCGACACTACTTCTACTACGGTATCATTATCAGTATTCTCTCAATAGGAGTTCCAAGTTATGCTGAAGAGGGAGAAACCAACAATACTTCAAACCCTGTGGCAGCGGCTACAGGAAACGTTACAAATCAAGCCGTCCAGTTCCAAAATAACGGAGCCCCTTCGCGTCAGGTATACGGACCAAACATAAGTTGTAACGGATCAACAATGACCTTCTCTCCATTCTATATGGGGAATCATACGACACCATTTGATGACGCAATGGATCAACAAAGCTATACTGTAGCTGAAAACTGGGGATTCCAAGTGAATTTTATGGTGCCTCTTGATAGAGAAGGTTTAAATCGCTGTAGAGCTATAGCAAAACAGCAGCATGATAAGATGAAGTTGAATTATGAGCTAGTTAGAATTGATAACTGTGCAAAACTTCAACAGAAAGGTTTCATGTTAGTACCCGGTTCACGGGTATATCATCTCTGTAGTGATGTAATTCCTATTTCTGCTTTCAAAGCAGCAGAGAAAAAGGTTCTTAAATGTAAAGAACCACCAAAGCCTTGGTATAAACCTTGGCATAAACCTAACAAATGTCCACTAAAACAATGACACTATTAATCAAGCCCATCCTTCTCGCCTTTATTAAATCAGATTCTGTTAAGCAGCTGATAATCGATGTATTAGATGCTTATGTAAAGAGAACTGATAATAAACTTGATGATAAAGCTCTCGAAATTGTAAAAGAAAAACTATTTTCATGAAAGACGGTACTGGAAAAGAATTCAACGATGATTTAACAGACTTTCTAGAATGGTATTTAGAGAAAGGTCAACTACCTTTTGTACCATTAAAAAGTTCCTTACACTTTGTAGAAGGTTTAACTTCATTATGTATTTATAGGTACGAACCATTTCAAGTAGAACTTGTTACAGTAAAACCAAACACCTATATCCCACCACATACACATCCTAATGTTGATTCTTATGAAGTAGCGTTAAGAGGTATGGAGTTTTACTCAGATGGTAAGACTACATTACCTATGTGGTTTGCAGACAAATTAGATGATGTAGGTAAAAGTTTATCTGCAGCTCATCATATGAAAGTAAGGATACAACCTTCTACTGAACATTCTGCTAAGTCAGGTCCAGAAGGAGGTTGCTTTCTATCAGTTCAGAAGTGGTTGAATGGTGTTGCACCTTCAGCCGTTGGTATGGATTGGAAAGGCGGTTCATCTATGGGTGATGGCCATAATACACAAATAACTTCAACAGAAGTAGCAAATGAAAGCAACTGAACAACAGTTTAATGAGTTACATAACCTCGTCACTAATGAATTCCTTAAAAGAGTTAAGAGTGGTGAGGCTAGTACTCAGGACTTAAAAGCAGCCTGTGATTGGCTTAAAATAAATGATATAAGTGGTGTTGCTTACGATGGGAATCCATTAGATAAGTTAAATAAAATCATGCCCAAAGTAGATCCAGATCTAGTTAATAGGAGGCTATATGGCAAAGCAGTCAACCGCTGAGTACTATAAAAAGAATCCTAAAGCTAAAGCTAAACGTCTTAAACAATAGAAAGCTTATATGCAAACAGAGAAGGGTAAAGAAATCAGAAGGAATGCTGATAACTTAAATAATAAACTTGGTACTAAAGGAAACCACGATGGTCTTGATGCTGCCCATTATAAAGGTAGTAAAACAAAAGGTCGATTACAAAAACCATCAACCAACCGTAAAAGTCGTCTAAAAGCGAGGAAGAAATAATGAGCGCAATTGCAGCAGGTATTAGGGCAGGTGTAAAAGGTGTAGCCAAAAGTGCAGATGACATTGCAAAAGGAGTAGTAAAAGCTAGTGATGATATAGCTAAACAACTGGATGTATTGAAAAATCAGGGTTATTCTCCAGCAGTTCTTGCAGAAGCTGAACAAGTAATGAATAGTGGTAAGTCCTTTACACCTCCTCCTATGAATAGAGGCTCATCTAATGGTGGTTTGTTGTTTGGAGATGATTTTAGAGTACAAGAACCTCAGAGAGTAGACTCTGATATTGCCCAATCAGCGAAAAAAGCTATAGATCGTGAAGGTATGCATAAAAATCCTATCTTTCCTGAAGATGGTAGGTATCGTGAGCCTGTACCTAAGAGATTTGAGTCTTCAGTAAGAGATGAAAATCTGCAACTATCTAACAAAGGCAGGACTTTAGCAGAAGAAAAAGCCTTCAATAAAAGTCGGAGATTAGGACAAGAAGGTCCATTTAAACATCATCATATTTTAGATTTAGAATGGACTGGTAAAATTCTAAATAGAATAGATTCAGACGAAATAGTTAAAGAATTAAAACGCTTTGGTATTGAACTTGGTGATAGAGCTAAGAATATTATCGGTGCGATGGATCAGAAGACAGCTGATTTTAGACTTTCTGCACAAGATGATATAGCACGACAATTAGGTGAAGTTGATTTCAAATCCGTTAAAAAAACTCCTAAAGAACGACTGATTCAAGATGTACTTAAAAATCCTAAAGATACAGAAATAGGTAAAGAATTAGCTAAAGGAACACGAGATAAATTAACTGGTGAAATCACACCTCCTGAAATAGGTAAACTTGAAGGAGATTACGCTGTTCCTACAGATCCACAAAGTTATGGATTACCTAGAGGAAAAGCAATTGCTGGCAAACGTTTTGGTTACAAGGTCGCTAAATTTTGGCCTGATGGTAGACCAGTCACTACAGCAGATTTAAGAAAAGCTTATCAAAATAGATGGAAATTTAATAATATTGATAGGACAAAAGTTAAATTTGATCCTCAAGGTATGATGTTATCTAAGGATCATATAGAAACTATACACTATGCTGGTTATAATTCCCCTCAATTTACTGCTAAACGTCGTATTGAAGCAATGGTTGAATCAGGTGAGTGGCGTACACTTACTCCTAAACAAGCTGCAGCTGAGATAGCTCAAGTTTATCAAATTAAAAAGAATATAGTTATTAATGTTTCTAAAAGACGTTTGAGATTTGTCAAAGCACATTTAAATAAATCTGAACAAGGTAAGCTTATTATTAGACAAGGACCAGAAGCTATAAGAAATTGGATTATGAAAAATAAAGCAGTAGCTGCTAATTTAGGTTGGAAACAAAACCCTCCTACTTTTAAATGGTTATCTAAAGATCCCGGAGCTATTACAGAAGAATTACAAATTATATTTGCTACTGAATTAGAACCATTCTTAAATCTCGATACTTTCGCTCAAACATTCTCTAGTCAACTTTAATTATGGCAAAAATAAAGATCGGTGGATTTATTGATCCTACGAAGAAAAAGAAAGATAAACTTAAAACTCCCGCACCACCAGCAAAGCCTGATAAAAAGAAAAAACCAGATAAACCAAAACGTTTTAAAAAAGGACAAGCTGAATTTATGCTTGGAAAAAGCATTAGAGCAGCTGGTAAGAAATTATCCAAAAGTGCTTCTTCTGAAGCAGAAAAAACTAGGTCTTTAAAAGATCGACTTCATGCGGAGAAAAAGAAATTACATGGCAAAAAAAGGTAAAAAGAAAAAGAACAAAGACAAACTTCTTATAACTGATGCTAATAAGATTGTCCCAATCCAAACACATGAACCTATCAATCAAAGACTCTTAAGAATGACTGGTGATAAGAAGCGTTATGGTGGTGGAGCAACTCGTTACATTAAAAAAGTATGAATAATATCGTAACCGCCTTACGAGAGGATTTCAAGCTATTCCTACAAGCACTATGGGAACAGCTTGATTTACCGTCCCCAACTAGAGCACAATATGCAATCGCAGACTATCTTCAACATGGACCTAAACGTCTCCAGATTCAAGCTTTCCGTGGTGTTGGAAAGAGTTGGATCACAGGAGCCTTTGTCCTCTGGACTCTCTTTAAAGATCCTGAAAAGAAAATAATGATAATTTCTGCCTCTAAAGAGAGAGCAGACAACATGTCAATCTTCCTACAGAAACTTATTATTGAAACCCCATGGCTCAATCATCTAAGACCGAAAGCAGACGATTCACGCTGGAGTCGCATCAGCTTCGACGTAAACTGTTCTCCTCACCAAGCCCCAAGCGTAAAGTCGGTGGGCATAACTGGGCAGCTAACAGGAAGTCGCGCGGATTTAATGATTTTGGACGATATAGAAGTTCCTGGAAACTCCATGACGGAGTTAATGCGTGAGAAATTACTTCAACTCTGTACAGAAGCTGAATCCATCCTTACGCCAAAAAACGATTCTCGTATTATGTATCTCGGGACTCCTCAGACTACTTTTACTGTTTATCGTAAGTTGGCAGAGCGTTCGTATCGTCCCTTCGTTTGGCCCGCCCGATACCCCAAGAACCTCTCCCAGTATGAAGGATTGATAGCTCCTCAGTTACAAGAGGATATAGATACAGGTGCTCTATCGGGTACCTGTACAGACCCAGACCGATTTGATGATGATGATCTTGTAGATCGTGAAGCTTCCATGGGAAGATCTAACTTCATGCTACAGTTCATGTTAGATACCTCCCTATCCGATGCAGAGAAATTCCCCCTCAAAATGGCTGACCTTATTGTCACTGCCGTTAATCCTACTGAAGCTCCAGACGCCCTCGTTTGGTGCGCAGACCCCCGAAATGTTATCAAAGAACTCCCTACAGTCGGACTACCCGGGGACTACTTTTACTCTCCAATGCAGTTACAGGGAGAATGGGGAGCTTACACTGAAACAATTTGTTCAGTTGACCCCTCTGGACGAGGAACAGATGAGACAGCAGCAGCTTACTTATCCCAAAAGAACGGGTTCCTATACTTGCATGAAATGCGAGCTTACAGAGACGGATACTCAGACCGCACCCTGTTGGATATACTTAAAGGATGTAATAGATACGGAGTTACAAAACTCGTCGTCGAAACAAACTTCGGTGACGGAATAGTATGCGAACTCTTCAAGAAGCACCTCCAACAGACCAAACAGAATATAGATGTAGAGGAAGTTCGAGCTAATGTTAGGAAGGAAGATAGGATCATTGATAGCTTGGAGCCAGTTCTTAACCAACATCGTTTATGTGTTAACAGGAATGTTATTGACTGGGATTATAACTCTAATCCAGATGAAGCTCCGGAACTACGTCTTCTCTATATGCTTTTCTATCAGATGTCGAGAATGTGTAGAGAGAAAGGTGCTGTTAAACACGATGACAGATTGGACTGTTTGGCCCAAGGTGTTCAGTATTTCACAGATGCACTCTCTATCTCAGCCTATGAAACTGTAAAGCTTCGTAAACAAGATGAGTGGAGAGATATACTAGACACATGGACAGATGATCCTCAAGCTGCCGCTAACCATATGGTATTAGGTATGGATCTAGCTCAAAGACAAAAAGCTAGAGGTAAAACTGGCAGAGGCGGGACTCCAACATGGGTCTAGTCGAGTTCCACCGTATACAGGGGAAGGGAAGGGTGGACCCGACCCCCAAGAGGGAATCTCTGTCTTTTCAGACATCAATTCCCTCTTCTTAATACTTATATCCACTATTCTACCACCACACAACAAATGAATACTCGGATATACATATTACACATACTGGCATGAAGAAGCACCAGATTAAGTCTGGATACTATTACATCTTCTGGGGTCTAGCCACCGCCTCCGTACTGTTTGGACAGTTATATGTAGGAAGTGGGTATAGACAAATGAGAGGTAGTATTGAAGAAGTTACAAAGGAAATTACTAAAGCTTTCGACTAAAGCACAGGAATGTACCTCTAGAAAGAAAGCTATTAAATTATTAAAGAAGTATGAAAAAGCCTACACTGCTGCACACCTCCCCTCTAGGTGCAACGATTCACTCGTATGACCTTGAAGGAGGTAAGAGTACCTTTGAACGGTACTTAGGATGTTATGATGGTAAATGTGAATTCTATAATTCGTACGATAAAGCTAGAACAGCTGTGTCTCAAGGTGAGCTGCGGGAACATTATCCCCTTTAGATTTTGACATAATTTTGTCAGGGCATTACTTAAGACACGTGAGACTCATTCCCCCCAAAGGGGTCTCAGCCTTTTTCTTTATACTTCCGCTCGCTACGCTCGCTCCCTTTGTTGATACTTTGTGCCGTGCAATCATGTGCCACACATTGTTAACGAGCGAGCACGAAGTGCGAGCGGGTTGTTGTTACTTAAGGTGTGCTTATCTGTGCGCCATTGTTAACACTATTACAATGTGTAACGAAGACACACAATGTATTGACATGTACACTGATCTGATGTATACTTAGTATGTAAACAAATGAGGTTATTAAATGTTATTAAATCGTCAACAACTAGCTCTTAGTTTATGTCAATTAGTTGAGACAGATTACGAGTTATTAAATGATATCATCATTGATTATGTTAACAACATTAATGATAATGAGTTTGATAATCTTGAAAGCTATGTTAACAACAACATAAACGAGCTTATGTAACACTATTACAGAGTGTAACAAGCACTTGCATTAATCTCTGATCTTTGCTATAATTAATGTATAAACAAAGGAGAGTTAATCTTCTTTCTTTCATTAACAACAACTCATGAACTATTACACATCATTAGTTAAAACAATTGACAAGTTAAAAGCTGAAGGTAAAGAGATTAAACTCACACAATTACCATCAGTTGTTAACATCAAACGCAAATCAATTAAGTTTTAAATTATGAGAAACATCATCATTCATTGCAAAGAATCAATATTAGATAATAAGGAAGATTTCAACCTTAATTATCAATTTGATGACGGTGAATTAAATGTTATTATTCCTTACAATCAAGAAGCAATTGATGTAAACAATCGCTATTCAGATGACGAGGAGTTTGTTAATCATTATGGACTAGATTATGATCTAGTTAATATGATTGAATTAGTTTAATTGCTCAATGATTCTAGTCATTTAAGCAGGTGCAATTCCTGCCTGAGTTATTGATACTTTATGTATCACAATCGAACGACCTTCATTA